ATGCCTGACTCGACTGCCATCAGCCAGCCCGCCAGTGAACTGCATTACGTAGACGACACTCAACCGGGCCTTACACGCAAGGTACTGCGCGGCAAATTCGCGTACTTCGACACTCAGGGTCAGCGCATCAAGGACGAGTCGGAGATCAAGCGCATCAACGCTCTGGCAGTGCCGCCCGCCTACACCGAAGTGTGGATTTGCGCCGACCCGTTAGGTCACCTGCAGGCCACCGGACGCGACGCCCGCGGGCGCAAGCAGTATCGCTACCATCCGCGCTGGCGCGAAATACGTGATCAGGACAAATACTCGCGGCTGATCGAGTTCGGCCATGCGCTGCCCAAAGTGCGCAAGCAGATCGAAGCACAGCTCGCCCAGCCGGGCATGGGCCGGGAAAAAGTCATGGCGACGGTCATCTCATTGCTGGACGCGACCTTGATCCGCATCGGTAACAGCCAGTACGCCAAGGAAAACCGCTCTTACGGCCTGACCACCCTGCGCAACAAGCACGTCGAAGTCAAAGGCGGCCAAATCCTCTTCGAATTCCGCGGCAAGAGCGGCGTCGAGCATAAAGTCAGCGTCAAGGATCGGCGTCTGGCCAAAGTGATCAAGCGCTGCATGGAGCTGCCCGGACAAAACCTCTTCCAGTACCTGGACGAAGACGGCGTGCGCCACGCGGTGACCTCATCGGATATCAATGCCTACCTGCAAAGCCTCACCGGCTCGGACTTCACCGCCAAGGACTACCGGACCTGGGCGGCCAGCGCGCTGGCATTGGCAACGCTGCAAAAACTGCATTGGGAGCCAGAGGCCGACGCCAAACGGCACATCGTCGACATGGTCAAGGCAGTCTCGAAACAACTGGGCAACACCCCCGCCATCTGCCGAAAATGCTACATCCACCCGGCAGTTTTGGAAGGCTTCCTGCTCGGCAACCTGGCCAAACTCCCCCGCTCCCGACAACGCAAAGGCCTGCGCCTGGAAGAAGTCGCCCTGGCGAGCTATCTGCGAATACTGGCTGACAAGGTCGAGGCTGTGGTTAAGGATGCGGTGGTGAAAGACAGCAAGGCCTGAGCGGCCTGACCACGGACGTCAGCCTTTGCGCCAAAAAAATTTCGTAGCTTCATGATTTGCCAAGCATTTCTGACAGACAAAAAAGCAGCGTCTTGCACCTTTCGAGACGCTTTCAAGCTTGCTTCATGGGGGCCGGGTGTATATATTCCCTGCTCTTGGCGCTACCGCCCCGATGGCGAAATTGGTAGACGCAAGGGACTTAAAATCCCTCGTCCTTTGGACGTGCCGGTTCGACCCCGGCTCGGGGCACCACATATAAATCAAGGGCTTACGCGCGTTATGTGCGTAGGCCCTTTTTGTTTAAATTGCCGCAATTTTATATTCTTGCCGCAATTATTGTTAGCGCCCACCTCCGGCGTCCTGCCGACGAACACCACTCCCCAAATCTGAAAGACTCAACTACTGTATGCACATACAGCAATTGAGAATCACTCATCATGAACATCGACTACGCCGAAGACTGGCCGTTTTGCCCCACTGAAGAGCAGATGCTTAAGCAGCACGCGCACCTGGTGGCGGAAGAAAACAGACTGCTGCGCGACGAGGTCGACCGATATCGCAAGCACGTCACGAAGCTCATCGACATGCACAACGATGCGGCGCTCGAGCGTGACAAACTCAGGATAAAGCTGAGAGACGCGGACAGCCGGATATCTGATCTGCTGCGCGACGCTTGCGATTCCTGGGCGACAATCAACTCACAGAAGTACGTCATCAACCAGCATCGCGAGGTTATGAGAGGTGCTGGAATCAGCCCGGAAAGATGGGGTGAAAAGGATTAGCGCTCTAAGCGGGCCTACACCTTGCGTATACCGAACTGCGCGGCCTTGACCGTCGAGTCCTGCGGCACGCCTGCAGCCAGGTACAGGCCCATGCGCGAGGTGATCACGGTTTCACTCAGGTCAATCGTGCCGCGCTGCGTTTCCAGCGCCCCGGAAAAGCTGGCCGGCATGGTGAACGCCTCTTGGTACTTGTCCATCGACCGATAGTAGAACGTGGACGACGCACCGTTGACCGTCTTGGTGATGGTCAACTCAGCCTCCCAAGCCAAAATGCCGCGCGACGACCCCATGATTTCCACCGCCGACACCATTTCGATAACGTCGCCGGCCGCCAGGTTGGTCTGTACCACGTTGGCCGTCGGTTGCATGTAGATGTAGCCGCCCGCCGCCGCCATGTTGCCACGCAGCTCGATGCACTGCGCCTCGCCATAGGCGGCAGGCTCCTTGAACCAGCGCGTGGTGATACCGGTCAGGCCAGAGCCAACGGCCTTGTAGCCGTCCGCCAGCACAGACCCGGCCACAGCATTCACGCCAGCAGGTAGAGAACCGCCGGTGCCCGCCAGCAGCGGGTTGGCATTGAGGCAGCCGAACGGGCGGATGGCCGAGTAAACGTCGCCAGAGTCCGTGGGCAGCGGGATTCCGGGAAACTCGAAGTTGGCGGTGATGATCGGCACCACCCGCGAACTGATGAACTCGGCACCCAGGATGTTCGGGTGCAGGCCTTCCACGGTCATGGCTTCGGTGAAGCCGTCCCAGATGTTCACCACCGGCACGAACTGGCTGACATAGTTCAACACCCAGTCTTTGTAAGCGATCGCATCGGCCAGCGCCTGCCCGGTCAGAGCCCTGCTACCGAAGCGCGGCGTGCCGGTGCCGACGATCAGGTACTTGCCGGGCGTGTTCATGAACGCGGTGACGATCTTAATCACGTTGGCTTTCGTGTCGGCCAGGCTCATACCTGCCGTGGTGCTGTCGTTGGTGCGCGACAGCAGCAGCCAAAGGTCGGCAGTGGACGACGCAATGCAGGCCGGCAGCCTGGCCAGAAACTGCCCGGTGTGGTCGCCGAGCTTGCCTTGGTTGTCTACGTAGCTCGGGAACAGGCCGGTACGCGCCGCGATCCAGGCCGCATAGCCATAAGCCTCGGTACCGAACGCTGTCGCGGCGATGGTATGGCAGTTGCCCGAGAAGCTATCGCCGAGCAGGCCCAGGCCACGCCGGATCGGTTGGCGGCGTGGGATCGGGTTGACTAGAAGGCTCATCGAGTAACCTCATAAGCCGCGCCGCCAGACGGCGTGAATCGTGTCGCAGAATTGCCGAGCTGCAGAAGATGCCCACCATCAGCAGTAAAGGTATCCGTAACCACCCAACTTTCGCCCACCTGCTTTTCGACGGTCACGCTACCTCCGTTTGCCTTGACGATTAGAAGCGTCTGGCCCATGTATTGCTTAATCAGTTGGGTCGTTGCCATTTTATTTTCCGTTACTCAAAGGTAATCAAGGGCTTGTGGAGCGCCTCAACAAAGCGGTTACACGCCAGGCCGGCTATTCGGGATTCGTCATAAGCCTTTGCCAGCTCTCCCGCTCGCGTGTCAGCCCGGCCGAGCAGGTCGGAGAGCACCATGGCGGCGCGGGTGGCTGTCTTGCCTCGGTCGGCAGCGCCGGTATCACCGGGGGTGCAACTGGCGGTGGCAGCAAGCTTTCCGGCTTCGACGCGCAGCCGGTTGCCAGCAGCATCAGCGACAGCAGCATCAGTAAGCGCAGCGGTCTGTTCTTGTCTTGCATCGTTCGCCACCTGGTTGGCCGCTTTCTGGCGGCGTTGCTCTTCGGTTCGGTACTCGGTGGTCGTGGTGGCCACCGCTTCGGATTGGGTGCTGACTTGCTCGGCCCACTTCGCCTTCCAGGCCAGATCGGTGACGGACACGCCGTGCCGGTATGCCCCGTACAACGCACCCGCCAGCGCCAGCAGGAGCAGCAGCAGGCCGACTGCCTTCCACGGCAAGACCTTCACGCCAGCACCTCAAGCGCCCGATCGTAAAGCGCCTGCCGATCTGCCAAGCCGTTCGTGCCGCCGTTGATACGCTTGGTGATGGTCACGAACTCGCGCTTGTCGGCCAGCGTATTGAGCGCAGCCCGGTGCCAGAACCACGCCGCCGACATCGCGGCGTGCTGCGCCAGCTCGAGCAATTCGGGATGGTTGATCAGATCCAGGCCCAGCGCTTCGGCGCACTCGGCATAGTTTGCCCGCCCGGTGATCTGGATCAGGCCGCGCCCACGGTATTTGGAGCCATCGCCCGGCACGGTATTGCCCAGGTCTTTGCGCCCTTCGTACCCCAGCTGCTGCGTAGTCGGCCCCCATATCTCGCGCACGTAACGCAGCTGACCGGACTCATGGCCGACCTGGGCAATGAATGCCGCGATACGCAGCGGTGTCACGATCTGGTACTTGCTCATAGCGGTGTTCAGGACAGGTGCAAAAACGCCGGCTCTCTGGCCGGCGTTCGGGAGGATCTGCAGAAGCTGCTGTGCAGTGATGGACATTCGGTTTTCTCCGGGCAAAAAAAAGCCCGCACATGGCGGGCCTGGGCACTGCGACTCGATTACGGCGAAACGGTATCGGCCGGCGCATCACTGACAGGCTCGGCAGGTTCCTTAGCGGTTACGGTGACTTTGGCACTGTAGTCCTTGAGCAACTGAGCGGTGAACACCTGGGCGGTGGGGAACTGGTTCAGAATCTCGCGCGCACGGCTGTCAGCCTCGGCCTCGGTCGCGTATCGGGTATTGTTGGCCATGTCGAAACCGTTGCTGCTATTGACTGCGATGAAAGGCATGGTGAATCTCCGCATTGGATTAGGTTTGTAAAAAGTTAGGCCTGCATCTTGGCGAACAGCGCCGGAAGATAAAAGGCAAAAGGGTTGCTGGAGCCAGTTGTCAATGCATAAAGCTTGCGTGCAGAGAAATCCCACATACAGCTGAGCACCCGCCCTGGCGTGTTTGCAGCGACCATGTTCATAGAGAAGCTGTTGATCATGATGTATTCATTTTCTGGAAAGTCGAACGGAACTGAATAGAAGTTCGTAGAGCCAATCGTAAGCTGCTGATTGAACTCATAAGTCCAGTTTTGAAACGACCTTGTGAACTGGGCGCATGGCACCCCTGTATCAAATATCAGTCCTCCCTGCGCATTGAAAAGTCGCATCCCAAATTTGGCAACAGGCGTCGACTTAAACACGCCAGCAAACCAACGTCCGTTGGGCTGTAAAAACTGCGTGCTTCGAGTTCGAATCTGAAAGCCTGTCCAGTTACCCGGAGAGCCGTAGATGATCACTGATGCGATTACGGCCTGGCCAGATGCCGAAGTATTTGGACGGGCAAAAATCAATGGCGGCTCTTGTGTCGTTATTGCTGCCGGGAACGTGACGATGGACGTAAGGCCGTTTTCAGCGTTTGGTGAGTAGGTGCCGGACGCAGCAACAGCAAGCCTTGCGAATTCGCTGTCCAGTGTCACGACGTTGCTGTCATTCACAAATCGAAGACCGAAGCTCATGCAAACCTCACGACAAGAAGGCGCATGCTTGAAACGTTTGCCAGTACCTTGCCGGCAGGAAAACCACGGTTGTAGTTATAGACTCGCACCACGCCATCAAGCATCTCCGTCTCATACTGAGTTGTGTTGTCACTGAATGAGCCAATTGGTATGAGGCAAGCGGTACAGTTTCCGGGTTTTCCATCCACCGCCCACTGCCTGTAACCTGAACCAGTAAAGCTGCCATCTAATGTCCAGCCTGACCTATCCACTACAGTGGTAAACACAACGCGCATCGTAAAGGAGTTTTCATTTATCTGCAGGGCACCATCGGCACCGAATGTTCTAAGTCCAAATGCCATTATCCTAGATTCCCAAGCTGAACGCGTAGCACGTTATTTTCGTCGTAGATGTAAACACCATTCCCATTAATGAGTACTCTGCCCGCTCCTGGTATCGTGCTGTTAATCTCGAAAACTCCATCCTTTTTAAGAAGCCAGCCCGCCCGTTGAGGCTGATAGTTGCTGGAATACAACATGTCTCCGATCTTGGCATTATCAATTGATCCGTTCTTGATAAACACTTCGTTTATGAAAACCTGCCCACCAGTAACAGCAAACGGTGAAAACACTGCTCCGTCATTCGGGTTGGCGTTCAAGATGGCAAATGAGTCAGCACTCACTACAAACCTGGATTGAGTAGGTCCGGCAGAATTGTCGAGCCCCAGTCCAAAACCTGATGCGTACTGAATGCCGTTTGCCGTCACTCCCAATTTTACGGTGTAGGAACCGGACACTTTCCCATCGACGGATGCAGCAGTGTTGATCGCCTGCTGTGCGTATGCATTCGCATTGCCAGCGGTTGACTGCACATCATCGACCCGACGCGACAAAGCACCATCGGCATCGGCCCTGGTGACTGATTCGCTCTGTATCGCTGCGTAAGCCGTGCCAACGGATGAGCTCAGACTATCAATGCTTCTACCAATTGCTGCGTCGGCACTTGCCCTGGTCGTAGCTTCGCTTTGAATGGCGGCGCTTACATTGCCAACCGTTGAGGTCACCCCATCAATTCTGGACGCTAGAACGTTGTTCACGTTCGCTAGCGCTTGATTGACGCTACTGACATTCGCGTTCGTGTCACCCAAGCTCGCGTTCAGTCCTTGAATTTGGGTTGACTGTGCTGTAAGCGTCTGGCCTTGTTGGCTTACAGCTGACTGAGTCGAACTCAACGCTGACGCAGAAGCTTTGGTCGCCAGACCATTGGTGGTGCTGTTGACGGTGTTTTCGAGGCTGGTCGTTCGGCCGCTCACGCTGCTGATCGAGTTGGCCTGTTGTGTCACCGTGGAGCTAAGCCCCGATACCGCGACAGAGGTCGCCGACTGCTCTGACGCGAGCACAGCCGTGTTGTCCCTCCAGCCGGTGACTGTGGTGCCCACCTCGAGCTGCGCCCGTGTGTACTCAGCAAAACCGGAGCCAACCGTGTCCGACCCGTACAGACGGAAATAGGCCTGCACAGAGGCTGTTCCGGCCGGCAGGTTCGGGTAGTCGTAGACGATTCGCTGAGTGCCACCAGTGGCCACAATTAGAGGACCCGAAACGGTCACAGCGTCGGTGCCAGCGGCGTTCACGCCCTGAATGAATATCTTGAACACCAACCCTGCAGTGGCGCGCACGTAGCACGACGCAACCACTGAGTTACCTGCCATGACTTTTGGCCGGTAGTTCGCAGGGGATACCCGGATGCCTCGATAACTGTTTGATAGGTTCAGGCCAGTAACATCAAGGCGCTGGGCTTTCTCGGAACTGACCAACCAAGACGGCACGATCGAAGGCACACTGGTGCCACCTGACGCACCTGAATCAGTGATCCAACCCTCGGCAGTGCCGGCGGACGCGCTTTCCTTGCTGAACGTCGGGTTGAAGAACAGATTCTGCCCGCCCGATGTGCCCACGCTGTTGCTCAGCGAAAACAGCTGGCTGCTGGCGCTGGTAATGCTCGTCTCATTCTGCGTAACGCGGGCGGTGAGCGCGCTGGTGGCCTCGGCTTGTCCGGCAAGATCAGTCTTGACCGTATCGGCATTGTCCTGCCAACCACTGACCACGGCGGCCAACTGCGCCTGCACCCGATCAACCTCAAGGAAGCCGGCAGTAGCCGAGTTCACTGTGACTAGCCTGGTGATGCAGTGGACGGTTGCGGTATTGGCTGGCAGCGACGGGATGGTCAGCGTGTGGCGCTGCCATTCCCCGGTAGCAATCAGGGTGCTGGAATTCACCGTCACAACTACCGCACTGGCAGAGTTGAGCGGCTGCAGAAATATCTGAATGCCCAGTCCCGGCGTCGCCCGCACGTAGCAGGAGAAAGTGAACGGCTGACCCGGCCCGGCAGATGGTCGCTTTTCAGGCGCTGGAACCACATCAATGTAGCGCGACGGGTTCAGATTCGTCACGTCGGCCCGCTGCGCTATGCCTTTCGAATCGATGCCCGATTGAACATAGCTGGTGCTGGTAAGGGTGGCTGGTCCACCGATCTGCCAGCCGTCACCGATAAGACCTGCACCGATGGTGCCGCGCTTCTCGAACGACGGGTTGTAGATCAGATTCTGCCCGCCCACTGTAGAAATTGACGCCGCGATGTTGGTCAGCGACTGGCCTTGCGCGGTGATCGCGCCTCCCTGCTGGTTCACCGTGTTGGTCAGTGCATCGACGGTCGCAACGTTGGCCTTTCCTGGTAAAGCATTGGTCAGTCCGGTGATGGCCGAGCTATGGCTGGTGAGTTTCCCCTCAGCGTCGGTTACCCGGTTGCCGATGGACTGCACGCTGCTGGCCGAGGCCTTACCATCCAGAGACGTCTGCAGGCCGGTGAGCTGTTGTGCCTGCGCAGTGCTGACGCCCTCAATGGACGTGACCTTTGTTTCGACGGTCTGCACCCGAGACGCCAACCCCGCAGCCGTGGCCACCGCCTGGCCAACGTTCAGCCAGTAGGTGGGGTTCGGCGGCGGAGTGTTGACCGGTACGTTCTGCGTGGCCTGGTAGATGATGCCGTCCGAGCCCAGTACGCCCTGCCCGGCCTTGTAAGTCCCGTCTGGCTTGTATGGCATGGAGTCGGCAAGGTCGGCTATGTTGTCGATCTGCTGTTGCAGCTCTGCCCGGACATCCGCCAGATTGCCGTCTACATCAGCGATCTGCTCGTTCAGCGCTGTTCTGATGATCGCTAGGCGCTCGTTAACCGAGCCAGGTCCGTTACCCTCGATTTTTTCCAGCTTGGAAAGCAGATCTTTGCCGAACGCGCTTTCAGTGATTTCACCGGCGATCTGCTCAAGAATTGCAGCCGCATCGGCGCTGGCGGCCCCCATGACGCCATCGACCAGTGGGAACCACGGACCGATGTTGCCGGTGCGATCAACCAGGCGCGCCCAGAAAAAGAACGTCTGCCCGGCGCGCAGCCCCTGCATGACGTAATCAGCCTGCGGGTAAGCCAGGTCGGCCAGTTTCGTGGCTGCTTTCAGATCGTTCGCCTGCGCGTACCAGAGCTCAGTCCGCTGGGCGTCTTCTGCGCCTGGCGGGAAAGACCACTTGAGTCCGATCCCGAACAGCAAGCTTTCGGCGGCCAGGCTGGTAATTGCAGGAGGCAGCCCCACCTTTCCTTCCAGATTGGTCAGCTGCGAAGTGGTAGGCAGTGACGAAACATTCAAGGCGCTGACAGCGCGCACTCTGGCCATGTACTGGCCGGAGTAAATGCCAGTCACCTCAACCGACTGTTCACCCGTGCGCGGTACTTTGACCCACTCACGCGAGCCCCAGCGCCATTCCACGTCATACGCAACCGCGCCTGGCGCAGCGTCCCAGCTGATCGTCATATTGACGACTGCGATACCCTGCTCGACCACGACGTGCTGTGTGACAAACACGCCAGCGGGCGCAGCCTGCACGCCCACCGGAATGCCGCTGATTGGGCGAATGTCCACGACGGCGCCGAAGTCGATGGCGTCAAACTTGCTCGGTTCGTGCTGGATGCACTCGAGCTGGTACTGGTGCCATTCCGGGCGCGTGATGTTGCGCACCAGAAACTGCATGGTTTTCAGGTCTTCGTATTCGAGTATCCAGCCGCATTCGGCTTCCGGCACTTCGCTGAAGCTGGCGGCAACGGTGACGCGCCGGCCATCAAGCGAGCTGATAACCCGTGCCTCGGTCTTGCCGCTTGGAAGGTTCACCCTCAGCTTGGCGCCGGTGGAAAGATCGATGTCCCTATCAACAGTAATGACGCGCCCCGCCACGGAACTGATGCGCCCGCCGTTCGCACGACCGGCCAGCATGGGGTCAGCCACGGCGATGACTTGGCCGGTCTTGGGAATGCCGCCGTCCAGGCCGACGCGGAAGGTCGCGGGCCTTGTCTGCGTCTGTTCGGTGATCAGCGCGTATTGGCCTGCGCGTTGCGCCTGCCCGAGTGAAGTGCAGCCGTAAGCGTCTACCGATAGTTCGTTGACCGATCCAGATTCGGCCATCGCCACGTCATCAAAGACGGGCTCTTTGTCCGTCGTAAAACCCTGGGCCGGGTTGTCCCACGTCACCAATGCCAGGTTGTGGCGGTCGCGCGCTCGGGTGCCCGAATACTGGATTTCACCGTTGTTCAGGATCTGCGAAGGGTTGTAGGTGTAGACCGGGTCGCCGGGCATGTCGGCGTTGAAGGTGATCTGATTGCCATCCCAGGTGCTACTCCCGTGGAAAATGGCAGAAAGGTCCTGCAACACCGCGTACGCATCCATTCACATGCCGCGATGGGTCAGCCGCATCCTGCTGGAGATAACCGACGTGCGCGTTGAGCGCTTGCAGGACATCAGCGAAGAGCAGGCCACTGCGGAAGGTGTTGGCGCGGATGAAATCTCCTCATATCGGTCCGCCTGCGTGGACAGGCCAGCAGGCTTCGCCTTCCGCGATCTATGGACAGGCATCAACGGCTCCGATAGTTGGGACGCAAACCCGTGGGTCTGGGTCGTCGAGTTCAAGCGTGTGATGCCGTGAACTTACCGAACCATGAAAATCAGCTCGCCCCTGTCAGTCATCGCCATGCCGTACTTGAGTCTGCCGAGGTACTGCTCGTGCATTGAGTAGACCCGGTCATCGATGACTCTGAAAATCATCGTTGTCTCAGACCAGATATTGCCGTCCACCGCCCGCCTGCCGAGCCTGGCATTGCGGGGGCCGTAAACCTCATCCGCAGTTGTGGTGCATTCCATGACCTCTCCTTGGTGCCATCCCAGCTCCTGCTGGCTGCGTGGACCATAGCAGTGATCCGCACAACCCGCCTTACAACTACTTCCCCGCCGAGCGCGGCCCGGAGCATAAATGAACACTATCGAGTTTTTGAGTCACCAAGAGGTGTGCGAGCTTACCGGCGCGCGCACTAAAGCAGGACAAATAGCCGTTTTGGCACGCAACGGAATACGCCACACCATCAAGCGCACAGGCTGGCCCTGTGTGGTGGCTGCGGCGTTGGTTGGCGGGAAAGAAGCTGGCAAAGAAAGCACCGGCTGGCAGCCGCGTAAGGCGGGATAAATGGGACGAAGACCATCCGAGCCGGGTGCTATTACCCGGCTTCGCAAGCGGAAGCGAGGCAGTCTCATTTATTACACCTACGACCTCGGAGGCAAGCCGCGAAAGGAGATATACCTGGGCAAGGATTATGGCCTGGCCATAATCGAATACGCCAAGCTGGAGAAAGACCGGACCGCCACCGAGCGCGTTAAATCAGTCGTCACTTTCGCCTACGTCGCGCAGCGCTACCTGGTTGAGGTGGTGCCAACAAAAGGGCCGGCCACGCAAAAGGACAACATCCGCGAACTGAAACAGTTGATGCTGTTCTTCAACGATCCGCCAGCACCGCTGGAAGAAATCCAGCCGCAACACGTCCGCCAATACCTACGCATCCGGGGTATGAAAGCCAAGGTTCGAGCGAACAGAGAAAAGGCACTGCTGAGCCATATCTGGAATTTTGCTCGCGAGTCCGGCTACACCAGCCTTGCTAATCCGTGCGCGGGGATCAAGGGCAACAAGGAATCAGGTCGTGAGGTGTACATAGAAAATGACGTATTTGCGAACGTCTATGCACACGCCTCTGAACCGGTTCAGGATGCCATGGACATCGCTTATCTCACTGGCCAGCGCGTTGCCGACACTCTGAAGATCGACGAGCGCGACATTCGTGATGGGGTGATCCATGTTCGGCAGAACAAGACCGATGCCAAGCGTCGGATCGAAATGGGCCCCGAGTTGCTTACCGTACTGGAACGCATAGCGGCTCGCAAAGCCGCCCTCGTCGTTCGGTCCACAAAATTGATCGTATCGGCGGACGGCCAGGCGTTCACTTACGGCATGCTTCGGTATGGCTTTGATGACGCACGCGAGAAAGCGGGTGTTGCAAAGAAGGATTTCCAGATGCGGGATCTGCGCGCCAAGGCTGGCACCGACAAAGCCGAGGACAGCGGCGATATCTTGAAAGCCAGGGATCAACTCGGCCACACCACTGTGACCATGACGGAGCAATACATCAGAAACAGGATCGGCAAAAAGGTCACTTCTACCAAGTAA